GCAAAGTGCTTGCCACCCCTGTTGAAAACATGATTCTGTATTATGTATCTCCTGATGATTCTGATTTCGCAAGAGCAGGACTTCAGTACACTACTGATGGAGTAACAAACCTGATTGGATTCCATGTACAGGGAGATTACAAGACAGCCGTTTCCGAATCCTTTGCACTTATGGGTATGACACTGATGGCTGAATACCTTGATGGTATTGCAGTGGTGGACATCGGTACTGCAACATTTAGTGCGGTTTCCACAAGTGGAGAAGGTTATTCTAGCAAGAAACCAAACGAAGAAGGATGGTTCGAGAAGGATGCCAACAATGACTACTTCCCGTCAGCTGATGCAACTGTAGTAACTGGGAAGACCTACTACACAAGAAGTGTAAGTACAGGAGCATAATATGTACGTTGTGAAAGAAGAGTTCGCTGATATCCGTGACAATGGATATGTGTACCATGAAGGTGATTCATATCCTAGAGCAGGTTATGATGCTGATGAGTTAAGAATCAGAGAACTTGCCAGTCACACGAATAGGCTTGGTGTTCCGTTAATCGTTAAGGTTGAGAGAAAATCTGAACCGAGGAAACGCACACGGAAGAAAGCCGAATAGGAGGTAGCCATGCTTACGGAAATATGTCAGTACCTGAAGAATTGGTTCGACCGTGACCAGTCTAAGTTTTATGGGAAGTTCCGAATTTTAAATGGAATCATTGAATCATACAACGATGGCGATATGGGAATGATTGACGGTCAGTATTTCCGTATCATCGGTAGCCTGTTAAATGATGGAGTCTACCAGTATCCTACACAGGAACTGCAAGACGAAACCTTTGAGGGGGCAGTATGGTTCATGGCGATACCTCCCGCTGTGGTTGCCCTCTCAGAGGATATAAATTCATGGCAAACAAAGTACGGCAGTGCTGATAGTACTGCACAGTCACCTTTCCAATCAGAAAGTTTTGGTGGTTACTCGTATTCCAAGGGTGGTAACACGTCAACAAATGGAGGTAATGGAGGGTGGCAGAGTGCTTTTGCCAGTCGCTTAAACCCATGGAGGAAAGTAATATGAGCAGTCTGTTAGATGAGGCAATGGAGCCCTGTGTATTTATGAATAAAGCTAAGACCAATGACGGATACGGCGGTTATATCAATGTATGGTCAGAGGGTGCAGGGTTTGATTGTGCCATTACTTTCGATACCTCAATCGAGGCAAGGGTGGGCGAGAAACAGGGAGTCACAAGCCGTTACACAGTCACTACTTCAAGGTCTATGACCTTGGAGAGAAATGATTATTTCAAGAGATTGCGTGACGGCAAGTACTTCCATGTGACATCGGACGGTGACGATTCTTATACACCGCCTAGCACAACTCTTGACATGAGACAGGTAGAAGCAGAAGAGATTGTATCTCTGCCTAGTTAGGAGGCTTTTATGGCTGATAAATGGACAGCACTAGATACGTTTTGGAACAGCTTCGGTATTCCTGCGTATGACGAAAATACAGTGCCTGACGATGCCGTAATGCCGTATATCACATATGAGGCATCAATCAGCAACGTGTTTGACAGGATTCCTCTGAACGGGTCGCTGTGGTATCGTAGCACCTCATGGCAGAGTGTTAGTCAGAAAGCATCTGAAATAGAATCGTACATCGAAGGTGGGGTCGGAGTTCCTTATGATGGTGGAAGGCTTTGGATTACAAAGGAATCGCCATTTGCACAGAGAATGAACGAACCCACCGATGACTTTGTAAGAAGAATTGTTCTGCAAATAGGAGCGGAATATCATTAATAGGAGATTAATATGGCACAGAAATTTACCAAAGTCCCTGAGGACACATTTGAGAAATTACAGTTAAATGCAGGTATTCTTGTAGACACATTTACTCCTGCAACTGGTACCATTGGAAACATCCTCGGAGCAACTACAGGCGGTATTAATTTCGCCTCGAATCCTGAGTTCACGGACTTTGGAGAGGATGTTGATAATGTACCAAACAACATGAAAGAACTGAAGCACCTTGTGGGATTTGACCCTCAGATGAGTGGCACGTTCTTAACCTGTACACCTTCATTGGCAAAGAGTCTTGTAGGTGCGGCTGACATTGCTACTGGAGACAGTACTAAGGTAGTTCCGAGAGCCACACTGCTTTCCACTGACTTTGATGATGTGTGGTGGATTGGCGACTATTCCGATGTCAATACAGGAGATAACGCAGGATTCATTGCAATCCATCTGATTAATGCTTTGAACACAGCAGGTTTTCAGATTCAGTCCACAAAGGACGAGAAAGGTCAGTTAGCATTTGAGTATCATGGGCATTACTCCATTGAAGACCAAGAGACTGTACCTTTTGAGATTTATGTAAAAGCAGGTGCGGCTTAATCAATGCGGAGGAGGTAACGCATGAAGAACTTAGCAAATTGCAAACCGTCTGAATTTTTAAGACAGACAAACCTTATCCGTAAGTCGGTTAGCAAATGGCTGACCGACACGGATATTATGAACATCCGAAAAAGGATGCCTGAGTTGCCCGAAGAGGCAACGGAAGAAGAGAAAAAGGAGGCGAATTTAGAGCAAGCAAAGAAAAATCTAAATGCCATCTTTGATGCTGTTTTAGACGAGCATCCTGATGAGACATTAGAAGTGCTTGCTCTTTTGTGTTTTGTAGAGCCTTCTCATGTTGATGATTATGAAGTCACAGAGTATTTTGAGTCCTTCAACGAACTAATCAACAACAAGGCGGTATTAAGTTTTTTCTTATCATTGATGCGATTGGCGAATCAGATTACCTAGATTATTGTCGAAGCATCAGATTAGATTTACTAGACCTTTTCGGAAGTTACTATGTTATTGAGCATGTGTTGGCAGAACATAACATAAGGATGGAAGAAAAGGTCTATCGCAGTTATACGGGGGATATGCTCAAAGTGATTGCGGAGAGCATGGGTGCAACTGTAAATTACCGTCTTATGGATTTGTACGACAAGCCGAAGGAACAAAAGACTGGTGACGAGATTGCCCTCGAAGTAATTCAAAGGGCAGGATTAAAGGTGAAACAATGACACTATTTGAATTGATGGCTAAGATTAGCCTTGATACAAGTGAATATGATAGTAGCCTTGACAGTGCATCAGGTAAAACATCAGGATTTGCAAGTAAACTAACAGGGGCACTCGGAACGGCAGGAAAGGTGGCGGCAGGTGTTGTTCTTGGAGTTGGAACTGCGGCAACAGCGGCAGGCACAGCCATAGTAGGTGCTACGAATAAAGTGGCGAGTTACGGCGACAACATCGACAAGATGAGCCAAAAAATGGGTTTATCTGCCGAAAAATATCAAGAGTGGGATGCCGTAATGAGACATAGCGGCACATCCATGGAAGCCATGAAGACGGGTATGAAAACCCTTGCTAATGCGGCAGAAACAGGGAATAAATCATTTGAAAAAATTGGTTTAACCCAAGACCAAATATCCAAGATGTCGCAGGAAGAACTGTTTGAAGCGACTATCTCAGGACTTCAGAATGTGGAAAGCACGACTGAAAGAACCTATTTGGCAGGAAAGTTGCTAGGAAGAGGTGCTACTGAGTTAGGTGCATTGTTAAATACAAGTGCCGAAGACACACAACAGATGAAAGACAGAGTCCATGAACTCGGCGGGGTTATGTCCGATGAAGCGGTCAAGGCATCTGCGGCTTACCAAGATAGTATGCAAGATTTACAGACATCCATGCAGGGTGTGGTAAGAAATGCAACGAGCGAGTTCCTTCCGTCAATGACTACCGTTATGGATGGACTGGCATCTGTATTTGCAGGAGAATCAGGCGGTCAAGAAAAAATAACAGAGGGTATTAATGGAATCATTAATACCGTAGGAACAACCGCACCTAAGTTCATGGAGAAAATAGGCACAGTAGCATCGGGAATTATGACTGCTATAAATAGCAATCTGTCTGCAATAACGAATGCTGTGTTGAACGGAGCCATTTCTGCGGCAACAAGCCTTGTTGGTGCGATACCTTCGTTTTTATCATCTGCGGCTACCATTTTGGGAACTGTTATTTCTACAATTTGGAGTAGGATTACATCTACAGACTGGACTGGATTAGGCAAGACAGTTTTGGATGGAATTATAAACGGAATCAAAAGTGCCACATCTAAGATTCAAACGGCTATAAAAGGGGTCGGCAAATCTGCGTCTAACTCATTCAAGAATATTAACTGGGGAGAGGCAGGTAGAAAGGCGATTTCCTTGCTTGGCAGTGCGTTAAAAGGGGCAGGGAAACTAATCGTTACTGTTCTAAAATCGGTAGGTAAAATCGGAATTACGGCATTCAAGGCAGTCAACTGGAAAGGTGTCGGCAAGGCTGTTATTTCATTTATCGGTGGAGCAATAAGAGGGGCAGGAAGCCTTGTCTTGAATGCCTTAAAATCGGCAGGTACAAAGGCACTGAATGCGTTTAAGAGCCTGAGTTGGGTACAGCTTGGTTCTAATATCATCTCGGGTATCGTGAGAGGTATCGGGGGTGCGGCAGGTTCTCTGTTCAACAAATTAAGAAGTCTTGCAAGTGATGCACTTAGTGCGGCGAAACGAGCCTTGAAGATTGGTTCTCCATCAAAGCTGTTCCGTGATGAGGTAGGTAAACAGATTCCTGCGGGTATGGCGATTGGAATCCAAAAGGGTTCTAAATATGTCAGCAAGGCGATGGATGATTTGAATACTCTGACCATGAGCAGTATCCCTGACTATGGCATGGGATATTCTTCAGACGTACCGAATGTTGCTTCTCCGAGCGATGAACCGTATGCAACAATAGAAGTACCTGAGGGAACAGAAGGAAACCGTGGGGTTAAGAACGTTACAGTGAACAATTATATTACAGTAGATGGAGCAAGAGACCCTGAGGAATATACAGAACGATTAGTTCGCAGTGTTAGACAGCAAGTGAGGATGGCATAATGGCAAAGACGAAAAAACCAACAGGATTAACAATTGCTAGAAGTGGCTATACCTTCACCTGTACATGGAAATTTGGCGATAGTGATTATGGTGGCGGTCAACAAGTACAAGCGAAAGTAAATAACGGAAGTTGGGTTACATTATTAAATGAAGATAAGGGAACAAAAAAGGTAGCTAAATATGTTATTCCATATTTACTATATTATCCAAATACCAGCACGGTTATTCAGAGTGTAACATTTAGAATTAGAGGCAATAGAAAATCCTATAAATCTAGAGGAAAAACGATAAATCCAGGTTGGTCAGACTGGGCACAAGCAACGTACACAATATCAGCACCTGCTGTTCCAACAGTCAGTGCAGAACTGGACAGTAGTGTGTCAAATAAAACGACATTTTCATGGTCGGCGGTAGCAAATGATGAGCACAGGCCACTTACTAAAGTCTTGTATCAGACTGGATTAGGGAAAGACGGTGCCAGACCAGTGTATGGGTCTGCGGTGACTGTAGGTGCTTCAGGTTCTGTACCTATCACAGAAAATACATCTGTGATTAATGACGGGCATAGTTATACTCGATATTTTTGGGTAAGAGCAGTAGGTCTCGGTGGTGAATCAAGTTGGACATATGCAACACATAATTATTCTACACCAAACAGACCTACAAACATGAGGGCATCCGCATCCGTGAGGTCAGGTGCAATTGATGTTTATGCCCAGTTTAATACATCATCCACAGGAATTAGACCGATTGACCATATCAAGATGCAGTATTTGATTACTGTTCCTAGCGAAGGCATGGGGATTCCTAGTTCCGCATCGTGGAGTGACGGTGCAACACTTGCCTATAGCGGCGGTAGAGATGCGGCGAGGTTCTCAATTAGCGGTTCTTTGGAGGAAGATAATGTTATCTTCGCAAGAGCGGTAACGGTACATGACAGCAATGAAAATCCAAGTGCCCCTGCCATCGCATTAAGAGCCAAGTTAAAAGCACCGACTTTGAACTCAGTAACATACGGTAGTGGCAACATGATACAAGTATCTGCCGCTCATCATTCCTCCGTGCCTGATTCTTTCATAGCGGTTGAATACCATGATATGGATAATGTCTCCCGTTCCTATATTGCGGGAATCATACCACATGAACAGACCTCGGTTCAGATTCAATGCCCATCATGGGATGATTCTTCACATGTAAGTATTGGGGTCTTTGAAGTGGTTGCCAATGTATCGTCAGATACTAGAGAAGATGGCTCAACTGTATACACATTGACCCCGTTTGCCAACGGCATGATGAAATCAGATGTCATATGGTCAGCAAACGTAGTAAGACCTGCAAATGTGGCAGTTGCACAGGCAAGAACCAATACAGCACGGGTAACGTGGAAATGGAATCAGAGCGATGTAACTGGAGTACAGATTGCATGGGCAGACCATGATGATGCATGGGAATCCACTGATGAGCCTGAAACATATGAGGTTGCTAGAATCAATACACCTGCATGGAATATCTCAGGATTAGAAGCAGGACGTGTATGGTATTTCAGATTACGGTTCTATATTGAAGATACTGACAGCACACAGTATGGTACTTGGAGCGACATGGTGAGCCTTAATCTTACATCCGCACCTGCCGTTCCCACATTGGTTCTTTCAGAAAATGCCATAGTTGCAGGGACTGAAGTAGATGCCACATGGGTTTACATTACTACTGATAGCACTCCCCAGTCATATGCGGAGATTCGGGAAGTCACATTTTCAGGTGGTGTAGCAGAATATGGTGATTTGATAGCTTCAACGGAAAAGGCTCAGAAGATTACCTTGAATACCACTGAACTTGGTTGGCAGTCAGGCGAAACACATTATATGGCACTGAGGGTCCAGTCAGAAAGCAAAATGGTATCTGAATGGTCGGCATATGTAGCCTTACAGATTGTATACCCAGTAACCTGTACAATTACAAGCACGACTCTTGAATCCGAAGTGGTTGATGAAAGAAATGTCATGTCCTTGAAAGAAATGCCGATGACGGTAAATATATCAGGGGCAGGAAATACAGCCAAGACTTCTCTTGTAATTGAACGGAAAGAACCATACTTCGTTGACAGACCTGATGGGACAAAAACGGAAGGTTACAAAGGCGAAGCTGTTTATGTATACACACAGACAGGCGATGCAGAAATCCATATTGATAACATTGACCTTATAGGCAGATTGGACGATGGAGCATCGTACAGATTGGTTGCAACAGTATCTGATGACTACGGTCAGAAAGCTACGGACTCCATTGATTTTGAAGTCCATTGGACACATCAAGCGACTGTTCCTTTTGGGGAGATTAGCATTAACGCAGAATACAATGTGGCGATGATAAAACCGATACAGCCTGCGGGTTCAATCTCCACTGATAAGTGCGATATTTATCGACTGTCTGCTGATAAACCCGTTCTGATTTATCCTGATGCCACATTCGGCGAGACATATGTAGACCCGTATCCGACTATTGGCGAGTATGGAGGGTATAGAATCGTTTTAAGGACAAAAAACGAGGATTATATCACGGAAGACAATTTACTGGCATGGACAGATGTGGATGGTTCTTTGGACATCAACGGAAGTATTATTGATTTCGATGGAGAGCAGGTCATACTAACGAGAAACATCGATGTGTCTCATTCATGGGATAAGGATTTCACAGAAACAAGGTATCTTGGTGGTTCGGTACAGGGTGACTGGAACCCTGCGGTCAGCAGGACGGCATCTTTGTCAGGAGCGACTATTACTTTAATAGATGGTGATGAAATCCGCATCATGCGAGAATTGGCAATGTACACGGGGTTGTGCAATCTAAGGACAAAAGACGGTTCAAACTTCAAATGTGACATACAGGTAAGCGAGAGCAGAAAGCATAGTAGCGGTGGATTCGTAGCAGACTTTTCTCTCAACATTACAAGAGTTGACCCACAGGACTATGATGGAGTGACATTGGAAGTATGGAAATCGGGTGTGATGACGGCATATTCCCATCGAATTAACAATGTCGGCAATTTGATTGAGGAGAGTAAATCACCAAGTGGATATACATTTAATATCAACAGTGACGGGAGATTGATTATGACCGTTGCGGAAAATGCAGATGATAAAATCGACTTTTCTATGAATGACGAAGGAAGATTGGTGGTGACTTATGAGTAGTATAGACCTTGGTTCGGTAACGGCTTATAGTATTGCCGTAAAATATGGATTTACTGGAACAGAAGCAGAGTGGATGCAAGCAATATTGAATGCGGGTGAGTATTCACAAGAAACTGCAGAAAATGCCGAATTAGCGGAGGCTAGTGCCCAGTCTGCTGAAGCATCTGCTGTAAGAGCGGAAATATTGTATGGAAGTCCATTAGTCGCGAATACTGTCGCTGATATGGAGGAAGAAAACAGAGTGTATGTCTATGTCGGTTCTGAGACTGGGTATACAAGTGGCAATTGGTATTACTATGATGGAACGACATGGACGAGTGGTGGTGTATATAATGGCGAAGGTGTGAACACAGACCCATCTTTATCGATTGAAGATATGCCTGCTGATGCAAAAGCGGTCGGGGATGCAATTGATGATGTAAAGTCGGATTTATCTGACTTGGAAGATAGAGTCGAAGTGCTTGAAGAAGGTGGAGGAAGTGGCACGGGTGTTCCTGCCGAGGTTAAAATGGCTATATTTACTCTACTCGATTCCGCAGGATATGGCGAAACAGGGGTATCTGATGAACTTGCTATCGTACAAGCATGGGCAACAACAACTTCTTCCATCACTTTGAATACATCCGAAATAACTATCAGTGGAACAGGAACAAATCAGTTGATAGCTACCACTGTGCCAAGTGGGAATCCTGTTTCTTGGTCATCTTCTAACCCTAATGTGGCAACGGTATCAAATACAGGATTAGTTACAGGAGTTGGAAATGGTTCTTGCGTTATCACAGCAAGTTCGGGAGATGTTTCGGCAACATGTTCCGTGTCAGTTAGCGGATTTGTTATGTATTCAATAACCAATAATCTTACTAATGCGACAAACAGCAATCCTGCGACAAGTATTGCTAGTGGAGCGAGTTACAGTGCTGTCATAACTGCAAATGAAGGAAGTGTTTTAAGCACTGCGGTTATTACTATGGGCGGAATAGACATAACGAGTACGGCATATGATAGCGGAAATATTTCAATCGCTTCTGTAACAGGAAACATTGTAATAACAGTAACTACATCAGAAACCACAGATGTAAGATTATATGCTGAAGACAAAGTACTTGCTTATAATAGTCCTGCTAATTTGGTATATGAGAAAGATGTAACTCACGGTGGGATAACAATCACATATGATATGGATGTTCCTACAAATAAACTTTATCCAGCTGGTGTTTTGGCTCATGACAGTATTTTTACTCAAAATCAAGGAGAAATCCAAGTTCTTTATGATGATACTCCAAAAACATATACTGACATTAGCGGTCGATGGGCGAAGACTTATAATTCTTCCCATACTTATACTGAATTTAAATATTTGTGGAATTTATCTTTTGTATACAATCAAATAAGATTTTCTGTAGATATGCGATTTATGGATGATTCGTATATGTATGATTACTCTACTGGTCAAGTGTGGTTTGCAGGCAAGAACACTCCATATTATGGGATGCATAATATTCATGAAGCAGATGGATTGACGAGCATATCTGCTGTTTATTCGCCATCTTCTACTGTATATGACTTTACTACTTTGGACGAGTTAAAGACGGATGTAGTAGTGACGGCTCATTATCTAAATGGCACTACTGACACGATAAGTGATTTTTATTTATTAGGAGAACTAGAAGCAGGCACTAATACAATCACCGTTTATTATGGTGGAAAAACCACGACAATTACTGTGATTGCACTAGAGACAACCACTGCTAAAATAGCTGAAGAAAATAAAGTGTTAAATTATAGCGGTGGCAACTATACAACAAATGATGTTATAAATGGCGGTATAACAATTACATACGATATGGATTCACCGACAAACATATTGTATCCCGCAGGTATTCTTGCGGCTTCTGATAGCACATTGAATAGTAAAAACCCAGTTCTAGTTGTATATGATGAAAACGATAACCCAGTTAACTATGTCGGGTCAGGGCCTGATAGGTGGTTACAATTATTGTCTAAGCCTCCAGTGGAATATTCTCAGCAATGGACTTTACAAAAAAATTATTCAAAAATTGCATTTTCTGTAGACATGAGATGCTTGAGCGATTCTTATATGTATGATAAAACAACAGGAAAAGTATGGTTTGCAGGAATTAATACTCCTTACTTCGGCATGAGCAATATATCCGAAGCAAATTCATAAAGAGAGGTGATGATTATGGCTCTTTATGATGCTAGAGGGAATCAATTATCAGAAGCATACGATAAAAACGGAAGTCCTCTTTCTGTGGTATATGATAAAAACGGTGATGTGATTTGGACATCCGCACCGACGACTTTAAAAGTCGCTACTTATAATGTTGGTGATTGGGGTTGGGGTGCAGGAACAATCTCAGCAGAATATAAGGATAGTTATCTTGCTTTGCAGAATACAATATTCAGTAACATAGATGCTGATATTTGTGGAATGCAAGAATGGTCTACTGTTTTTTGCTCTGATGGAACATTATCAAGCATAGTCACCGATAATTATTTTGATTACCTGTATGGCAATGGTAATTGGGCAGTTGGGTCAAAAATAGAATTTGATTATTGTGAAACCTGTAGCTATTACGATGTCAGTGTAGGTGGAGATTATGCGAAATACAATAAAGTATATTTCTATGTAGGAGGGAAAAGAATATGCTTGTTAAACGTACATTTTGCATATGAAGACCAAAGTGTTCAAGAAGCACAGCATAATGAAATATTGAATGTTGCCAACAGAGAAGATTATGTAATAATTTGCGGTGATTTTAATACGGCAATTCACACCTTAGAAGATGAAGATTATTTGACTTGTATTAAGCCATTTCTCGATGCAGGATACAGCGATGCAAACTGTGGAGATTTCGGAATATTATCAACATATTATAATACTTCAACTCCTGGCACATACCGACCTGCTACAGACCACATTATAGTATCACCTAACATAACGATTACAAATGCATATGTTGATACTACAAAATTAACGGATGGGTTAGACCAAAAGATTGACCACATACCATTAGTAGCAGAACTATTAATAACGTAAAGAACGCTTTTCAACATAAACAAGGTGGTGAACAATGGACTGGAGAAAAGGATTTTCAGCCATGTACTACGCATCTTTTGTCGATGTGAATACATGGAAGTCGGTAGAAAGATTTGAAATTACAGGTGGCTCGATAAAAGCTACTGGAACAGGGTTGAGGGAATCGGCAGACCTTGATTGTATGAACTTCACTTATGGTGAAAGATGGGTAAGGATTTACCTAGTAGCGAATCAGATGGATTCCTCAGAGACAGTGCCGTTGTTCACTGGATTATCCTGTTGCCCTGATGATGATATAGACGGATATCATGTCAAGAATAATGTGGAATTGTACTCCGTTCTGAAGCCGTGTGAGGATGTTTTACTTCCGAGAGGATATTATGTGCCTGTTGGAATGAACGGCGGTAGAGCGATAAAGAAACTGCTCTCAGCGACACCTGCACCAGTGGTGATAGATGGCAATGCACCTGAGTTATCCAGTAACATCGTGGCAGAAGACGGTGAAACGCATCTGTCAATGGCAGACAAAATTCTGAATGCAATCAACTGGCGATAT